TGGATTGGGATGTATCTAAGGATAATGCTATTTACAATGCTTCGACTGTGACCCTGGTGACAACATGGAATAGTTCTAGACATGCGATTATAGCTGTCGCTTGGAAGGCGGTTTGGGGGGTGTATAGAAATCGACCTAGAGATGATAGTAAATGGTTGATTACAGGTCCGGCTTGGGATACGGTTAGACGTACAGTTTGGAATGCGACAGAAGCTCTAATCACATATGATGACGCCAGCAAGTACCTAGAAATGCCCAGTGATAAACTGCGTGTTTGGGCTCTTCTCAGTGAAGACCCGGCAGCCGTTTTATTGCTACCAGCAGTGGTTGCGTTTGAACGAATTAATGAATTGGAGTGTGAACTATGAAACATCAGTGGGTAAACGATGAATCAGCATTTGGTATGCCTGATCTTACATATTGTTCTGCATGTAATGCTGTGTTGTTTGTTAATACAAAAGATGATGAATGTCCCGCAACAAAAGCGGAGGACACAAATGATATTGTGTATAGATTGAAAAAACGTGCAGAAATTCGCAGATCCATCAAAGATAGAAAAAGTGTACAGGAAGGTCGTCCAGATCGTATTGCAGACTTATTGGAAGAGGCGGCAGAAACAATTGAATCTATGAGAAAAAATTTGACAAATAATCCCAAATAGACTATACTATCATTGTCGTCGTTAAAGAGGAAAACAAATGGGCTATCGTATTTTGCGTGAACGTGATGCTCGCTGGCAGCCCCGTGTGGGTTTGGAAGGCCCGTTCTTCTACGCTAACGGTCGAGTTCTTTATTACGATCCCAAGGGTGGGCAATATTGGGATCCTCTGACCGACTTCTATGTGACCAATGAAGAAATGGATTATCTTCATGGATTGACCATCGAAATTTTATCAAAATAAAACTATGAGCATATTAAAAGAATACATTAGAGAAAAACACAATCTAGCAGAATCAACAAAATTTATGTGGGCGATCTTTGAAAGAAGATTGCCCATTGATCTATGGTATGATTTTACATATCAGAAATCACTGTTCTACGAAACTATTGAAGATATAGCCAAAGAATCTGGCTTTATAGATGATATTCTTGATGTGCAACGATATCAGCATTTACATGCTGAATATTCAGAGTATCCTAAAAAGTTTAAATATCGTCCCGAAGTCATTGAGTACAATAATTATCTACACAATATACCTGTAGGCAATAGAAACATACTAGCACATTTATATACATGGCACATGGGTGATATGTATGGCGGACAAATGATTAAAAAAGTATTAAATATTCAAGACAGTAGTCTAACTTTTGAAAATCGTATTGATCTAATTCAGAAACTAGAGAATAAGCTAGACCTTGACCTAGTGCCAGAAACGGTAATAGCATTTGATTGGGCATACAAAATTTTAAACTCATATGACGAATCAATCATTTAATTATATTGAAGATTACATTGAATATATCGGCGGATATAATCCTGCACATAAGTCAAAATCTGTCCTAATTTCATTAGGCATGCGTGGTACCAGTCCGCTAAGTTTAGCACGATACGATGTGTCCATCGTAGACAGTCTTTGCACTCAGATACTGTATAAACAGATTGGTTTTACCGACAAACAAGCAGAGTTAGCCAAAACTCTAATAGCTAAATATAGAAAGCAGTTAGAGAAACAGGGCATTAATATACCTGAAACACTTGATAAGTTTAGATTGCCTATTAGAAAAATAAACAACACCATGAGTGTTGAAATTGATAGAAACAAATCTAGTTTTGTATTACGGTTTCCATATAATACTGATTTAATTGCCAAGCTACGTAATCTAAAAACGGCAGAGGATTTATCTGCAACATTTGACTTTGAACGAAAAGTATGGCTAATGCCACTAACTGAGTTTAGTTTAAACTACATTAAAGTTATATGTAATGAAACGCATTTCACTTATGATCCTGAGATACTTGAACTTTATGACAGAATGCTTGAGATTGAAAAACAGGATCATAGTATTGAATTACGTGAAGTTGATGGCGAACTGATCATTTCAAATGCCGCGCCTAGCTTGTTAGAGTATATTAATAGGACTATTGGTGAAATAGCCCATCACAACTTTTTTAAGTTAATTGATTTATCATCGACCTTAGGCTACACTGTCAGTATTCCATTAATTAATAGATTCACATCGCTGTACGATGATCCGCTGATTCAAAAACTTGCTCTGAAAAAAATAAACAAAATTAAATTAGTGGATTTTGATTTTGATAAAATCATTGAATATATGAAACTTTCCAGTAGGAATCCAGCACATACATATGTGACTTCATATAAAAATTTGAGTAGATACAAACACGATGACATTGAGCATTTGAATAAAGTATGGCCAGATTCCAATGTACCTATCAAATTGTTTATATCACAAACACCTATTCTAATGGGAGTTAGAAAAAGTACTATGCTTAAAATGGCAGAAAAGATAATTATCGTAGAAAATGAAACAATGTAAAATTATTATTAAAGATGAAGTAAATCTAAAAATAGAGGGCTTAGATTTAACTGAACGTCGCGCTCTCAGTAAAAAGTTTGAATATGAAATACCTGGGGCAAGATTCTTGCCCAGTGTGCGTTTGGGTAGATGGAGTGGTAAAGTTTCATATTTTAATTTAGGTGGTAGTTCATACATCAATTTACTGCCTGAAATAATTCCACTATTAGATGCCGCGAATTATGATATTGAAATTGATGATACACGCAACTACTCCACGACTTTTAATTTTGTACCAATTACTGAAACTACGTTTTCACATATTGTTTGGCCAGAAAAACATAGCTTGGTAGGTCAACCGATACAACTACGTGATTATCAGGTTGATATAGTCAACAATTTTCTTAAAAATCCACAATGTATACAAGTTGCACCAACTGGCGCTGGTAAAACGTTAATCACATCAGCACTAAGCTATTCAATTCAACATTACGGTAGATCACTAGTAATAGTACCAAACAAATCATTAGTGACACAAACTGAAGCAGATTACATAAATCTAGGATTAGACGTTGGAGTTTATTTTGGTGATAGAAAAGAATTAGGCAAAAAACATACTATCTGTACTTGGCAAAGTGTATTAGCCCTGATTAAAAATTCTGAAACGGGCGAATCCGATTTTACTATACATGATTTTCTTGAAGATGTAGTATGCGTTATATGTGATGAGGTTCATGGCGCAAAGGCTGATCAACTAAAATCAATGCTATCTGGTATCATGGCACATATACCTATTAGATGGGGTCTTACTGGCACAATACCAAAAGAAGATTTTGCATCTATTGCATTGACAGTATGTATTGGTCCTGTGATCAATAAACTTACCGCAGCAGAATTACAAGAAAAAGGTGTGCTGTCAAATTGTCATGTGAACATTGTACAATTACAGGATCATCGTGAGTTTGCTAACTATGCACAAGAGTTAAAATACTTACTTGAAGATAGTGAACGTATAAAATACGTAGCGGCATTGATTTCAAAAATATCAGCATCAGGTAATACCTTAGTTCTTATAGATAGAATATCGGCAGGTGAATCACTGATTCAGTTAGTTCCGAATTCTGTATTTGTTTCTGGTAGTACAAAAAATAAAGATCGACAGGCAGAATATGAGAGCATTTCAGAAACAGATAACAAAGTTATTATTGCTACGTATCAGGTAGCAGCAGTGGGTATCAATATACCTAGAATTTTCAATGTTGTTTTAGTAGAGCCAGGGAAATCATTTGTTCGAACAATACAATCAATAGGCAGAGGATTACGTAAGGCAAAAGACAAAGATCATGTAGAAATCTGGGATATTAACAGTTCTTGTAAATTTTCCAAAAGACACTTGACTAAAAGAAAAGAATTCTACAAAGAGGTAGAGTATAATTACAGTATAGAAAAGGTTAATTGGAAATAATGAGATTACTAGTTTTAGATAACAATTCAAGTTTTGAAATAAATGAAATACCAGATGAAGTCGATGATATCAGATTTTGCGTATTAGATAATAGCGATCCAAAAAATCCTGATTATTTTTTCATTCCGCTAATATTCTTAGAAAGCTTTAATGCACCAGCATTGGTTCTTAAAATAGGCGAAAACATAATTAAGATGCCAATAGATTGGCAATTATTAATAGGTGAATCAGAGGTAGGCGATTTAGAAGTTGTACCACTAACGTCAATTAATGATCGTGGTTTTAGTGCTTTTGCATTTAATCCTCTATCTAGTTTTAGGCCTACATTTTTGCCCGTCGAAGTAATTGACATCTATCAGGACGTTAAATGGTATTTTCCTAAATTAAAATCTGGCCAGCTATTAGCTGTTCCACTAGAAACAAATACCAATGGATCATTGTGTGTTTATTTTGTAAAAGATATTAGTAGACAATGTGAAATCGTTAACTATACGAAAGCATGGTAAAAATGTATACTGAACCAGAAGTCATACAAACTATAGATAGACTGGCTAAAATATTCTTAGAAAGTTATCCAGATAATAAACAGTCAATAGACCTGTTCATTCGTTGGATTTATTCTCAATATGGATATCAATTTCCTCACACACCACAAAAATGAGTGATCGTTTAAGTCTTGCCAGCGAACTTGCCGCCCTAAATAAAAAAAATCGTGCATTTTATGATGATTTGTCAGATGAGGAGAAGAAAAAGTTCAGTGCATACCTACTGCTAAAATATGGTGCAAATATTGAAGGTTCGTTTGAACTACAAGAATGGTATTTACGTGCGGTAAATGAATACGTAAACATAAATTTCTTTATTCTAAACAAGCATCCAAAATTGCAATGGTTAGCACTAACTGCGGTAAGTCCTAATTTTGGTAATCAACGACATTACTGGTTAAATTCAAAGAAAAAAAGTTCTGGCGATCCTAGCAAGAAAATCAAATTTCTGTTAAAATTGTATCCTACACATAAACTCAAAGATATTGAATTGCTAGCTAATCTAAATACTACGCAAGATTTGCATGAGCTGGCAATTTCGTTAGGCATGTCGGACAGTGATATAAAAAAAGAGCTAGATTAGTATGTTGACACAGATTGTAAACGCATATGTCGAAATGAGCAAACATTCACCACCCGTGGTAAGTAAATATGTATGTAAATACTGTAATAAATCTTATGTCCGTGAATCAACTTTGACATCGCATTTGTGTGAACTAAAGCGCAGATTTCAACAAGAAAAGGAACAAGGCGTACAGTTCGGCTATCATGCATACAACAAATTTTATGAATTTTCTCAGCCTGGAAATAAAGCAAAAACATACGATGATTTTGTTCGTAGTGATTTTTACATAGCATTCGTCAAATATGGCAGATATCAGGTTGCTATTAGAACAGTAAACTTTGCAAGTTTCACTCAGTGGCTGTTAAAGAACAATAAAAAATTAGATTACTGGACAAAAGAAGAATATTACACTGATTGGCTGAAGTCATATCTACAAATAGAATCGGTAGATGATGCGCTAGATCGTAGCTTTCTAGAAATGCAAAATTATGCCGATCATGAATCTCAAACTATAACAAGCTTTAATAACTATTTCAGAAATGGATCGAAAAATAGAATCATAAGTCATATACAATCTGGCAGAATCAGTCCATGGAT